AGTTCGACTTCAAAGACAAGATGTCTAAGAAGATGGGCTTCAATTATATCAGCTGGGCAGATGCTTGGGATCAGTTAAAACTCATGCATCCGACTGCAAGTCGTAAAGTATATGAAACGACTGATGGTCGTCCATATTTTGATGATGGTAAAACTTGCTGGGTAAAAGTAAGTGTTACTGTTTGCGGCGATGAAGAAATTGAATATTATCCTATTCTTAATCATAAAAACGCGGCGATGCTTATTGCAGATGTCACAAGTTCTGATGTTAACAACGCAATTCAACGTGGTATGACAAAAGCAATCGCTCGTCATGGTCTTGGATTATATGTCTATCGTGGAGAAGATTTACCTTCAATTGATTTGAATATTGATGATGCTTTTTCCGCGGCGAAAACAGTTGCTCAAGTAACTTTAAGTCAGACTGAATTTGATAGCTTAAAAGAAAAAGTAAAGAACGAAATTGCAACTTTATATACCCATAAAGAATGCTCACAAATCGTAAGTGATTATTGCACTAAACAGATTGGTAAGAAAGTTAGTCAGACCGATATTAACGATACTGGCAAACTTTTAGCCGCCAATGCTTTCTTCATGAACTTAGCAGCGCAGTTAAATGTTGACGTTCAATAATGCCGACGGTTTTTAGTAAGAGTGATTTAGATAACCATATTCGTAACTATTTACAGTTGGCTCCAAACTGCGCACTCCCAAAGAGTATAAATGGTCAACTAAATAGGTTTATAGTTGAATTAAATTACTCACCGCTCGACATTGCTCGTGCGGTTTCTTATTACGTAGAAGTTCAAGGGCATAAACTCGAAAAGTTATATGGCATTTGGTTTGTTCCAGATGTCATAGATGATGCTCGTAAATATTTTAATGATTTAGCGAAGAAAAAGGCTCAGAAGGAAGCTGAAGCTTTAATTATAGAAACTACTTCCGCGCAGGATAAGCTAGTATATAATGTAAATGTAAAAGTTATCGCAGAACGAAAAATTCCGCGAAAACTTGAGCAGATTGATTTAACAAAGATAGATATAAGCGGAGACGATAATGGCGGAAAATAAAAAGAATGATTTAACAGATAGCAACGCTAGCTTGTATGTTATTGGCCAGTTAATGCATCGACCTCTCATTTTGGATGACGAGAGACACGTTTTAGGCGTCGATGATTTTAATCAGCCATTACAACAGATTCTTTTTGCCGCAATCTATAACATGGAGAAAAGCGGCTCTGTCGAAGTTACGCCGCAAGTATTAGACCTGTATCTTAAAGGTCTACCAGAACAATATGAGTATTATACTCAAAATCATGGTTATCAAGTAGTAACAGATTGCTACAATCTTATTAAGAATCCGCAATTTGATGAAGGTTCTTTTGATGTTTTCTATGACCGTGTAAAAAAGTTTTCAATTCTTCGTGATTTGCGCGCGAATGGTTTCGATATTAAAGAATTTTATGATACAGACAAAAGCATTCTTGATAGAAACGAAGAAGACGAGAAGTTAAACACAACAAAAATCGAAGAGATCCCAAATAAAATTCGTCAGCGTTTGGTTGATATTGAAAATCGCCATGTTGGCAAAAATGAAACAACATCTCAATTAGCAAGCAAAGGACTTCGCAAACTTGTTGAAGATCTTGAAGCTAACCCAGAAATGGGATTACCACTTGATGGTGATATTCTAAACTTTGGTATCCGTGGTGCGCGTTTAGGCAAACTATATGTTTATAGCGCTCCTAGCGGCGCAGGAAAAACTCGTCATATGGTTGGTAATGCTTGCGCAATTTCTTTACCATGGGTAGATGATAAGTGCAAAATACATTGCCGCGAAAGATTAAAGAAAGTATTGTTTATTGCAACCGAAATGACGGCTGATGAAATTCAAACGCTTCTCCTTGCTTATGTTTCAGGTATTAACGAAGAGCATATTTTGCTTGGTCAATATACGGCTGATGAAAGAGTAAGATTGGCTATTGCTTTAAATATAATAGATAAGTTTGGCTCGAATTTTGTAATCGAAGTTATGCCAGATCCTAGCAGAGCCGAAGTTCGCGCAAAAATTGCAAAATACATTATTCAAGATGGAATTGAATATATTTTCTATGACTATATTTTCAGTAGTCCTGGATTATTGGAAGAGTTCCGCGATTTAGATATTCGTGAAGATGTTGTGTTGATGATGATGTCGAACACACTGAAGGAATTGGCCGCGACCTATCAAGTATTTATTGAAACAGCAACTCAATTAAATGGTGGATGGGAAAAAGCTGGTCCTCGAAATCAAAATTTAATTCGTGGTTCTAAGGCCATTGTAGATAAGGTAGATATTGGTATTATCGGTGTTCGTTTACAAGAAGATGAGAAAAAGGAAATCGCGGAGTTGATGGCCAAATACGGAGAAAGCGGCCCAAACCTTGTTCTCGATGTTTATAAAAACCGTCGCGGCTCTATGAGCGCAATTAAGATATTCCGAAAGTTTGATTATGGAACTTGCCGCGCAAAAGACTTATTCATCACAGATGACTCATATCATCCATGGGAAAATCAGAATGGATTAAAAGCCGGCGTAGTTAAGTTTAGTGATAATTTGTATAGTAAGATTGAAGAAATTCCTGCGGAGGTGTTACAAAATGCCTAGTAAAACATTACGAGAACTCCGTGAGGAGATGACCGATGAAAGAGTAAAAGAAATACTCGGTCAGTTCAATGTTGAACCTCGTCAAGAAAATGAAAACTTTATAGTATTTCCTACGTGCTGCCATAACTTAGAAGGCGGCAGTCCGAAACTATATTATTATAAGAATACTCACTTATTCCGTTGTTATACGGAGTGCGATGAGCTATTTGATATTTTCCACTTACTTGTTAAGATGGAGAAATTGCGCGGCAAAGAAATTACTTTGCACGATGCAGTTATACTTTGCGATTGCGACGATGAGCCAGTAGATTATTATACTAGCCAAATCGAAGATTTCAAGTATATCAACGAGTTGATGAGCGTAGTAACTGTTGATAAGTTGCCGGCGCTCAAAGCGTATGACAAGAGTTTGCTTTCACGCTATACTTGGGACGAAGAAGCGTTTACTCCTTGGTTAGAAGAAGGCATAAGCCTTGAACAGATGAAATTGTTTGATGTTAAGTACGATCCGGTTAATAATTGCATAGTTATTCCTAATTACGATATAAAAGGCAATTTAATTGGAGTGCGCGGTCGTTTCTTAGACCCGGATGCACCAGCTAAATATGCCCCACTTTGGTATAACAACATTTGTTTGTCTTACCCCACTGGTAGAAGCCTTTATGGAATTTATCAGAATCAAGACGCAATTCGCCGCAAAAGAACAGTAATGATTTTTGAAGGTGAGAAGAGCGTTATGAAATATGGTGGTTTTTACAAAGATAATATTGCTCTTGCAACATTAGGCAAAAATATGACCGCTTCGCATATTAAAGAAATGCTTGATCTCGGAGTTACTCGTGTAATTCTTGGTTACGATGCAGACTATGAAACAACAGAGCAAATGTTAGCTAAAAGAGAAGAGTATAGAAAAATTGCAAAGATTCTTGTTCCTTACTTTGCGACAAGTATCTTAATTGATTATGATTTGGGAATGAAATATAAAGACAGCCCGATTGACGAAGGAAAAGAATATTTTGAAAAGTTATTATCTCAAAGAGAGGATATGTAAATGAAAAAAATAGTATTAAAACAAAATTGTATTAAAGATGTATCAGGAGTTCACAACTACTTATCTGATTACCTAGTAACACTTGGAATTCCTCTTGAAAAAACGAGTAGTTTCATTATTGCTCCCGCGGCGACAGACATTGACGACCCCTGGAAGCTCGACAATATGCAACAGGGAATTACTATGTTGCACGACGCGTTAGCAAATAATGAAAAGATTTATTTGCAGCCAGACTGCGATGTTGATGGTTTTACTTCTGCGGCAATATTTTATTCATTCGTTAAAGAAATCGCGCCAAACGCCAGTATCACTTACAAACTTCATAGTGCTAAAGACCACGGTATTAAACCAGATGCGGTTCCCGATGATTGCTCATTGGTTGTTATCCCCGATGCTGGTTCTATGCAAGTCGATGAGCAAAAAGAACTTTTAAAACGCGGCAAAAAGATTTTAATTCTTGACCATCACGAAATGGACGATTTACTTAAAGCTCCTTTTGATATTCGCTTGTGCATAATAAATAATCAGGATAGCAAAGGGTTCTCGAATAAATATCTTAGCGGTGCAGGCATCGTATTTATGTTTATACGGGCTTATGTAGGGGTATACTGCGGCGGAAATCACGGCATCGACGAAAAGTACATGGATCTTGCTGCACTAGGCATCATCAGTGATATGATGGACACCCGCACACTTGGTAACAACTATATTATTTTCTATGGATTAAATAACATTCGTAATAAAATGTTCCAAGCACTTTTGCTCAAACAGAGTTATTCTATTCCTGATGCTGCGCATCCTAGCAAAATTGATGTAGCTTTCTATATTGCGCCGCTTATTAATGGCTTAATCCGCAGTGGAGAACAAGATGAGAAGGAAGCACTTTTCAGCGCAATGCTCTCCAACAACGATAACCGTGTTATAGAAAGTGAATTCCGCGGAGAAAAGCGTAGCGAATCTGTTTATCAGTACGCGGCGCGTATCGCGGCAAACGCTAAGTCTCGTCAAGATAATGCTAAAAAGCGTAGTTCTGAATTCTTACGCAAGAAGATTGACGAGCTAAAACTTAATGATAATAAGGTTATTGCGGTCAAACTTGAAGAGAACGAGTTAGATAAATTAAATCCTACTCTTACTGGTTTAACGGCGATGGAATTAGTTAAAACCTATAATAAGCCCTCTCTTGTTTTAAGAAAAACTAATATTGATGGGAAAGAGCTTTATTGCGGTTCTGGACGCTCGAAAGAGTTCGACGGATTAAGTTCATTCATGGACTTTATCAGAAGCACTCATGATGCAGATTTTGTCGAAGGACATGGTAATGCGTTTGGTGTTTGGTTTACCGAAGAAGGATATAAAAAGTTCTTAACCGATGCAAATGAAAAGTTAAAAAATATTGATTTTACAAATGAAACATACGAAGTAGATTACTGGTTTAAAAACCGTGTAAACACTATTATGCTTACTGATTTCGCAAAAGCAATAAAAGTTTATGGGGCTGGAATCCCACAACCTAAGTTCGCCTTTACTGTTGATTTAGATGGCTCAGCTATTAAGCGGATTGGTCCAAAAAATAATACTTTGCGCATTAATTATAATGGAATTACATTTATAATGTTCTCTGCGGAAGAAACTTTGGATCAGATAAAACCAGATGAGTTTTACGAAGTTAATATTGTTGGGCGCAGTCAAATCAACAATTATATGGGAAAAGAATCAACTCAAATAGTTATTGACGGCATTGAATTAAAAACAACGCAAAAGAAGCTTGAAGAGACGGGCGGAGAAAACATG